TGCTTGAGCCGTATGAGGGGAAACTCTCACGTACGGTTCTTAGGGGAGAAGGGGGCAGTAATGCCCTTGACTTACCCGATGAAATAAAGTAGTAGCATTTATAAGATCAAACGAATGGTTTAAGTCCACTATGGTAGAGCATGGCACACATAATGGATATGTAGCTGTCCCTTCTATGAACAAATATCATGGAATGTCTTATTTGGATATTAATGATATAGACGTTCATGGCGGTATAACATTTTCAGAACCGGCAATAAGCGGTGAAGAATCTATCGGAAGCAAAAGGAAAATTAATCCAAGGTATGTCGGAAAAAGAAATCCCATATTGGATAATGCTGAGTTTATCACCGACAACACAGAAATAGGTAATGATTGGTGGATATTCGGATTTGATACATTCCATTATGGAGATGATAAATATAATTGGGATAAACAAGCTGTCATACAAGAGACAATGAACTTGATGGAACAAATAGAAAAATAAGCAATATGAAGTACAGAATCAAAATAATAGAAACCCTTTCTAAAGTGGTAGAGGTGGAAGCGGATGATTATGATTCCGCTTTCGAGAAAGTTGAGGAAATGGTTAACTGTGAAGAAGTAGTTCTTACAGCAGATGATTTTGAAGGTCGTGAATTTTATCCGGTAGAAGATTATGAAAAGTAACAAAGAATACAAAGTAAAAGTCCAGTTTGTCTTAGAAGGAGAAGTAACTGTCAATGCTTGCAGCAAAGATGAAGCGAAAGAATTGGTTGAAGAAAGTTTTGGTCTTGTCGTTGGTGGTAATTTGCACTCTATGGATTCAAGAATAATCGATTGGGATTTCCCCGTTCATCCTGAAATGATTGTGAAGTAAATCAGTATGGCAAAAGTATATGAAAACAAGAAAGGATTCAAGGTCATACAAGCCACTCGTGGCGAAATGATATGCGCGCTCAGTGAATATGGATGTGTCGGAATTTGCGACAGCTGTGGTTCCAGTAATTGCCAAGATGGATTCTACATCGCAGTCCTTAATTGCTGGTATTGTTCTGATTGCTTCCATAAGTGGTATGCCAGAGCTAAGCGCTATGCTTCCGATGAATATGTTGAAAACAAGAATTTTGAATTGTATAAGGCTGTTTTAGGGATCTATTAGTTGTTTATGATGGTAATTTAATTTATAACATTTTGATATCAAATATATTATACATTCACATCTAAATATCAGGATATGAGAACAAAAACAGAAAAAGCAATCAATTTATTCGAGTCCGGGTGCCTGAAAGAAGCGTTATCCATCTTCCGCACCTTCCGCATCGGATTCACCAAAGAAGAACGCAGAACACTGCAAATTGCAAGTGAAAGTCTTGCCGGAAATGAGAACTTCTACCAACAGATAGGAATCGACACAGATTCCATGATAAGCAAATCGGTTGAAATAATCACAGAAAAGTATTTGAGCAATGAAAAAGTTTAGTGTAAAATAGGGCGTAAAGCTTGTTACATTATAACTAATTAGTTATATTTGCATCATGGAATCAATAGAAACTAAAACCACTGATATAAGAACCATATACAAGACAGAGGAATTTGAAGAGTTCTACAATGATCTAAATGCAAGGGTAAAGGATAAGTTCGAGTATACATTTGAACTTGTACAAACGGTGTATGCCTTGCCTGTAAAGTATATAAAGCATTTGGATGGAACAGACTTATATGAAATGCGTGTGTCAGTCGGCTCTAATGAGTACAGAACTGTGTTATTTGCAATTGACAACAGCAATGTCATTTTAGCAACAAAAATAATCCTGCTTAACGGATTTTTAAAGAAATCTACAAAGGATTACAATAAGCAAATAGCCAAAGCAATACGAATTTTAAAAGATTTAGCATTATGATACAGTTAGATGAAAAGAAGTTGGCAAGACTCAGAACAACCAACCAGCAACTTAATGAGAAATATGGGGAACATGGTACAGATACTCGTGAGAAGTTCAATGAGAAGTCGATGGCATGGTATTATGGTGATATACTTCGTGAACGCCGCAAGGAGCTAAAATTGACCCAGAAGCAGTTGGCGCAGAAAATTGGTAAGGAGCAAAGTTATATCGCCCGTGTGGAAAAAGGGGAAGTAGATATCCAGTTATCAAGTTTTTTCCGCATTGCGCGTGCGTTGGGTATCGAGTTTACGCCTACATTTGTTTGAAGTTAATTTTATATTCATAGAACATTTGCTTGCATTAAGGCAGAATGGAGAAGTCCGTTCTGCCTTTTTCGTTTCTGCAAGTAAAAGTTAAATCTTTGTCTTTCAGTATTTTACGATGAAAATAAAAGATATAAACCATTGTAAATCAATTATTTATTTGTATCTTTACAATATCAAAATAACACCTATTAATAACAAGTAAAAGTAAAGAGCAATGAAAACAGAAGAACTTATCAGATACTACAAAGCAAACATTGAAGCTATTGAAAAAGGATTGAACAACGACTCTCTTTCAGCAGATAAAAAATTCAGATTGGGATATACACAACAAGCGTTGGACGGATATAAGTCTGCTTTACAAGAACTTCTTGGAAATAATAACGACTAATAATAGAAGAGAGCAAATGAGCAAAGTAACAGAACTAACAAAAGAGTTTCAAAGAGTGATGTATTCCACTACATATTCATTTGAGATTGATACCGAAGATTATGTTTTCGGATTCAAAAACACAATAAAGAAGCGTACAAAAAGTTTAGCCAAGGCAAGCAAGCTAAAAGTGAAGTTAACCAATGATTGTGGTCGGTTCTTGTCAGAAACGGTGAGAGTTGTTGCTGTACGCTTCTACAAGAATGGAGAGCTTACCAAAAAATTGAAAGCAGAAGAGATATCTGCAAAGTATAACGGATAAATCATAGAACTATGAATACTTATTATAAATTCTGTCCAAATGTATTTTTGGCAAAGTGCGATGAAAAGCACGAAAAAGGAGAAGTTATTGAGGTTACAACCAAGTATGGCAAAGAGAATGAAAGCATAGTTTTTAATCTGATTTTCGAGAAAGATGGTTTCTATTATTACTCTATCGTTCGGGCTGACGGATTTAATGTACAGGAATGGGCGAAGCAAAGAGCGGAACGCAGGCATGATTGGGCATCATTGGCTGCACAAAAGAGTAATGAGTATTTCAATCGCTCGAACAAAGATAGAGATTTCCTTTCCTTAGGCGAACCAATCAAAGTCGGACATCATAGTGAAAAGCGGCACAGGAAGATGATAGAAGATTCCTGGAACAATATGGGCAAAAGTGCTGAGCTCAGCGACAAGGCTGCCGAACATGAAAGAGTAGCCAAGTATTGGGAAAAACGTGCTGAAACGATCAATCTTTCAATGCCTGAAAGTATCGATTTCTACGAACATAAGCTGGAACAAGCTAAAGAATTCCATGAAGGTGTGAAGTCCGGCAAATACCCACGAGAACACGCCTACACTCTTACTTATGCCAAGAAAGCCGTAAATGAGGCACAGAAGAATTATGAACTTGCACTAAAGTTGTGGGGAGATGAAGAATAAAGTATACGTTTTGTTTCAAACTGATATTTGGAAAACAAAATCAAGTAGAGTGTGTTTCGGTGTATTTCTTTATGAAAATGCTGCTATTGATGCTGCCAAAGAAAATGGTTTATATACCAATGAAAGTGAAGTTGATATTATAGAATGTGAACTTGGAAAATTTGAGGAATTATGAAAACGATAGTAAAAGTCTATCTGAAAGACGAGCATGGCAATGAAGACTGGTTCGTTACCCCCATTAACCTCCCAGAACAAGAAGCGCACGAAAACTATATAGGTAAACGCTTCAATATAGGAATAGATACAGACCATATGATGAAATGTTGGAAGGTTGAGACCTTGAGAGTAGAAAAATAGTATTTTTGCCTAGTTTTATTTGAAAGACAAATAAAATATTGTATTTTTGAGGCAGAAATAAGAGAAAACAGCTAAATTGAAGGAATGACAGAAATGGGATTGTTAAGTAGCCGCCTGTCAGCGGTGAAAAAGGATGGACGTAAACAGTCTGACAGCGTGGAATATCATCCGATTGCAAGTTCAAGTCTTGCTTCCTTCAATTAGCTAACAAGGGAATTTAGCAAAGTTGGTCTATGCGTCGGACTGAAAATCCGAAGAACAAGGTTCGAATCCTTGAGTTCCCGCAACCCTTAGTAGTAGTCAAGCGAAAACAAGGACAAAAAGGCTTATGTAATTTACGGGGTGATGGAAATTGCCATCTGACACGACTGAAAGAAGCCGAAAAATTGCATGAGTGCTCTTGCGAGTAGCTTGAAAAATGATTGAGTTTGTGTTTAAGCCTGTCGGAAATATGCCCGGCAGGCATTTACGCAGAAAATGTATGAAGTTGTACATAACCTGGAAAATATGGAAGTAACAATAAGGCCTCAAAGAATATCCGACGCAGAACATAGCTGGAGGATGCGTAAGGATAAGGATATATGGAAGTACGCTATTTGCGAAAGCCCCTACTCTCCCCTATCCCTTGAATCAGAAAACAACTTTTATAGAGAACAGTCAGAAAGTGATGAGTGTATACGCTTTGCTGTTCTGGCAGACGGCATATATGTCGGCAATGTTTTCATAGATAGAATAGATGAATCAGCATACGGATTTGGAGAACTTCACACTCATATCCTTAACAAAGCCTTTTGGGGTAAAGGCATAGGCTATGAATGTAACCGGCTTATCCTTGAATATGCTTTCCGCATCGCTAAAATGAATGGGGTTTACCAATATATCAATCCCTGTAATACCGCTGCATGGAAGAATGCCCTGAAACTCGGATTTAATGATATCGGTACTTCCTCTGTCAGGCCTAACGTACATATATTCATTATAAAAAAAGAGCAATGGATAAAAGAATAGAAATTATAGAACTGCCTGTGTCCGAACTTAAGACAGAGTTTGGGAATCCCCGTAAACCATTAAAGAAGAAGGCCAAGGAGAAGCTGAAGGAGTCACTTGACAACCTTGGCGATTTCGGCGTTATCGTCATTGACGAACACAACAATATCATATCCGGACACCAACGTGTTTCCATTCTTATGGAGAATCCTGACACTCAAGTTTTGTGCAAACGCCTTATTGGTTACAGTGAATCAGAATTAAAGGCTATTAATATCAAAGCGAACACCCATGCCGGCGAATGGGATATGGACAAGCTGGCTGAATGGACCGCAGACTTGAAAATCGATTTGAGCCTTGACCTTGAAAATCTGAATGTCAAAGAAACAAAGATCAAGGATATGGAACTGATACGCTATGAAAAATACGATTATGTGATGATTGTATGTCGTAACGAGATAGACCATCTGAATCTGACCCGTGCTCTTGGAATTGACGACAAGAAAGTTCTTGTATCCAGAAACGCCACCAGAGAGCGTAAGATTAAAGCACGTGCCGTATGGTACGATGATATAAAAGCCCAGATTATGCCTAAAAAAGAAAAAGAACAATGAAAAATTTCAATGTACTGCTTACGTGCTGCTCCATCCACGTAAAAGAAATGATAGATTGTTTGAAAAACAATGAAGACGGAGTTGATATAAAAGTATATGTCGCAAATTCCGTTGCGGCCAACCTCCCGCCTGCTGAACTGTCAGACGGTAATTTTGTGGTTCCGCCCATTTCTGCTCCAAATTATGTTGAAACACTCATATCCTTATGCAAGGAATATGATGTTTCAATCATCATGCCTACAGCGACATTGGAGTTGGAAATAATGGCTCGCGCTAAAGATAAGTTTGAGCAAAACGGTATTCTTGTATCTGTTTCTTCTATTGACAGTCTTCTGGTTGCCAACAATAAGATTGCTCTTTATAGTTGTTATGCCGGCTTAATGCCCAAACAGATCATTCCTGAGAGTGTTTCCGATGTGGATGCTTTCGCCTCTATGTTCAAGTACAAAAACAGCTCTATCTGTTGTAAAGTGGACAATCTGTGCGGCGGTAAAGGCTTCGCCGTTGTGGATGACAAGAAGTGCAATGATACCTCTCTATTCAACAAGTTCGGAGAAAACAGATACATATCCTTGCTTGATTTGAAATCCATCGTTGACAATGGTAAAAATAAGGTTATCCTTCAGCAGAGAATCGAAGGACTGGATTACACCGTTAGTGCGCTTGCAGACAAAGGAGTAGTTACTCATATCTGCGGTTATGTCGGCTACATGATGGCTTTCGGCTCCATTATGTATGGAGAAATCCAGTCCAACGACATGGCGTATGATATTGTCAGCAAGATTGTGAGAGAACTTGAACTTGATGGTAATGTGGCTTTTGACTTCATTCTGAAGAAGAGCGGCAAGGTGGTACTGCTTGAAATAAACCCGCGTATCAATGCCTCTCTCCCGTTTGTACGTCATGCAGGTTGCAATATGGTTTATTTGCGATGCAAACAATTACTTGGTTATGAAATTCCATCCACATATGAACTAAATTATGGATTAAAGATGAAAAAGTTCTATGACACCCGGTATTACGTTTAACATATACGTCATGTCATATCAGCGACCTCATAAAATAATGACTAAGAATTGCCTTGAATACTGTACTTATGTCGTTAGGGAAGAAGAAGCTGATGCTTATAGAAATGCCGGCATAGATGATATGCTTGTCATTCCTAAGGATGCCACGCTTGAATGTGGCGGCAAGGTACATAGTTTCATGTCAACGCTATATTGGATAATTGAAAACACACCGGAGGATGTGATATTTGTTGCCGATGATGATATAAAGCGTTTCTGTTATCGACTTGACAATTATACTGCCATCACAGCAGAAAACTACCCTGACTGGAAAGAACGCACATGTGATGAAATACTCCGTATCGGCCAGCTACTTTACGATTTAAATCTTGGGCTTGCTTTTGATAATCCACAAATGGCTTTGTATGTGTATGACAAGGAATTTTGTTTTAAGGGAATGCCCGGTCATGTAAGATGGATAAACAAGAAAGCACTCAAGGCCAGATATGATCTGAAAGACCCGGCGATATCCGATGTTGATATGATGTTACAGGAACTGCTTATGAACAGAGTTGTACTCCTGCCTAAATATTTTCACAGCTACGGTATCCAAGCTTCCAATGAAGGAGGAACCACCATTGATTCCAGAAAGAACTACGAATATAGATGTGCAATGAAAAATAAATGGGGAAAGTATTATGAATTTGACTTTAGAAAAAATACAGCAAAGATTAATGTCAAGCGATGATTTGAAAACACCTCTATACATTGCAGACAAAAATGACTTCAAACGGAATATCACCGATTTTGTAGCCGCTTTCAGAAAATACTACCCAAACTATAATATCGGGTACAGTTTCAAGACGAATTACTGCAAAGAATTCATCAATGTGGTAAAAGAAATCGGTGGATATGCAGAAGTTGTTTCTCCCAAAGAGTATCAGCTTGCACGGAACTATGGATTTGATGACAGCCGGATTATATACAATGGAGTTATCCCTGATTTGGGCAATAAGATACGATGTGCTAATCATGGTGGAATAGTGAACGTTGATAATGTAGGTGAGCTTGGTTCACTTATCGGAATATACACCTCACCGCTTGCAATTGGAGTGCGTCTAAATTTTGATATTGGGAATGGCATAGTTTCAAGATTTGGAATTGATGTTGATAGCAAAAGTTATCAAGAAATCATAGAACTACAACGAAGAGGATTGATAAAAGTCAAATGTGTTCATTGTCATATTTCTTATGCTCGTGGACTGTCGTATTTCAAGAAGCGTGCCGAAATGATGGCTCGATATGCAAAAGAACTTAGAGCCAATATAGTTGATATTGGCGGCAACATGTTCGGTCGCATGGATGACAGTTTAAAAGCTCAATATGGAGAATATATACCATTGTATGAGGAGTATGCCAAAACTATTGGTGAAGTCTTTGCAAGAGAGTTCCCTGATGGAGAAGTGCAGCTTATCACCGAGAATGGCACACCGATAGTTTCCACTTCCATGTCTCTACTTGCAACCATTATCGGCAAGAAAGTTATCAGAGGAAAAACAATGCTCGTTGTGGATTGCAAGCGTGATGATGTCGGTTTTGTCTGCCATACGAAAAATCCACCTTGCAATGTGCTTTCAAACGATAGCGATTACGTCGAACACGCTACCATTTACGGATGTACCTGTATTGAGAATGATATTATCCATCGTGATTATTCCGGTCCAACTAATATTGGTGATAAGATTCTTATTTCTAATGTTGGAGCTTATGGTTGTAATGTTGCCAATGACTTTATAACACATAAACCAAAATGTATTTGCATTGATGATATATAAGCCGTTAATCATTGTTTAACTCATTGTTAATCAGATATTTAAATTTTAATATCTCACTATAAATCAGTATCTTAGCATTATAAAAGAAAAGCAAAGTAATAATTTAAAATAAGAGATAGACAATGAAAGCAACAAAGTACATTAATTCAAAAGGTTTGCCAAAAGGTGCATTTATTTACAAAATAAAGAAAGATGGAACGAAATCTGCTCGCCCTACATTTCATCAGTTTTGTGGAACTGAAAAAACGGCAGAGGAAATGATAGCAAGATTGATTAAATTGAATCCAAATTCAAAATTTGAAATCGCATAATAGATTGAGATATGGCAAATGCACTATACACAAAAAACGGTCACAATATGTTTGAGGTTTCATCCCTCATTCAGAAGGCAATACGCAGGAGCAACAAAGACTATGCCTGCTATGCTGCTAACGAGTTGGCACCACGATTTAGAAAATATCTGTGGAAGCGATTACTCTGTGTTTCAGCAGAGGATTGTTATGACCTTGTTACGAATAAGATTGTAGCACTCAAACAGGCTGATGACGCACAAAGCTGGCAGGACAAATCACCTCTATTCATTGAAAAGGCTCTCGGCATTCTTCTTGCCACAAGAAAGAATCGTGATGCTGATTATTTCGCCTGTAACCTGCTTAATTCAAGAGACAGGATAGAATTGCCAAAGGATGAATATGTCGGAAGTAATGCCGGATGTTACACCAAAAATGGGCATGACATGTTTTTAGTTGCCGGATTATTGGAACGTGCCATAATCGGCAAAGACGATATCAGAGCCGGTTATCTGGCCAATGAGTTAATGGTAAGGTATCGGGAGTTCCTTTGGAAACGGCTTATTATGATAGCAGGTAATCTCAACTATCAGGCTATTACCACTGAAATTGTCGCATTGAAGAAAGCAGACGATATGCAACCCGGTAGTTCACCTAAATCATCCATTTTCGTAGCAAAGGCTGTTACCGTACTTCTGAAAGTTGTAAAATACGGATATTGCGGTTTCTATGCAAATGATTTCCCTTATCCTGTCACATGTTTGAAAGACTATGACAACAGATACATGTCAATACCTGATTATGTATTTGACTGCCATACCCATAAAGGGAAGCAAAGAGGAAAGACCAAAAAAGAATTTATCATTGCCGAACAATCCGCATTAACCCCTTACAAAGAAGGTGAATACGACCAATGTGGTTGGGACAGATTTTTCTATCTGGAGAAGAACGGATTCTATGACAAGGATCATATAACTCCGAGGCCGGATGAGAAAAAAATGAAAGAGATTGAGGACGGATGCGTACAGCAGTCCTTGTTTGATTGAATGTTTTAATTGATAACTAGTGTATATCCGATGCGTCTTTGGTGAAAAGCCGAAGACGTATCGGCATGTAAAGTTATAAAATTATGGGAAAGAAGGAAAGACAAGAATTGTTTTTGAAACATTTCCGTGAAAGTCATGGAATTGTTTCGTATGCCTGCCAGAAAGTAGGTATAACGAGAGCCTGTTATTACAAATGGCGGGACAGTGACCTTAAGTTCAAGGAACGTGCTGAGGAAGTAGAAGAAGAAACCATTGATGTAGTCGAATCTAAATTGCTTTCCGCAATCAATAATGATGATTTAACTGCGATAATCTTTTATCTGAAAACAAAGGGTAAGAAACGTGGTTATGTTGAGCGTGTCGAGCAGGATGTCAATGTCAATCCATTCGAAAGTTTGATAAAAGAATTGCCGGACAAAATAGAAGAATAATGAATCTGAGCGATAAGGCAGCCTTGTATATGCAGGCGTGGAGAGACGATTGGTGCAAGTTCTGTTCCGATGTGCTGAAAGCGCGTTTGGATAAAGAACAGCAGGATATTATTCACTCGGTTCAATACAACCGAATGACCGCTGTAGCCTCCGGAACTGCCCGTGGCAAGGATTTCTGTGCCGCTTGTGCCGCTATGTGCTTTATGTATCTTACTCCACGCTGGGTTAACGGAAGATTGGTAAAGAATACCAAAATTGCAATGACAGCTCCGTCCGGTCGCCAAGTAAAAGATATTATGATACCGGAAGTTTCCAGGCTATTCCGGAATGCTGGTTTCCTGCCTGGACGTTTATTGTCTTCAGGAATCAGAACCAACTACGAAGAATGGTTTCTAACGGGGTTCAAGAGTTCTGATGACAATATGGAAGCATGGTCTGGATTCCATGCCGTAAACACATTGTTTGTTGTTACGGAAGCCTCCGGTATATCAGAAGTTATCTACAATGCCATCGAAGGTAATTTGCAGGGAAATTCCCGTTTGCTAATAGTGTTCAACCCTAACGTGACCACAGGATATGCTGCACGTGCCATGAAGTCTGACCGTTTTGCCAAATTCAGGTTAAGTTCCCTTAATGCTGAGAATGTTGTAAGCAAGAAAATAGTTATTCCTGGTCAAGTTGATTATGAATGGGTGAAAGACAAAGTGGAAAACTGGTGCTCACCTATCCAGCAAGCTGACTTCAACGAAGGTGAAGGGGACTTCAAATGGGAAGACGGTCTATATCGGCCGAATGACTTGTTCCGTGTGAAAGTGCTCGGTATGTTCCCTAAAGTGGCGGAAGATGTGCTTATCCCCTACGAATGGATTGAAATCGCCAACGAGAATTGGAGGAAACTGCAAGAAGATGATTTTGTTCCAAAGAAAAGCTGCAAGATTGGTGTCGATGTTGCCGGCATGGGACGTGATGACAGTGTGCTGTGTCTAAGATATGGCAACTATGTCAGTGAGTTTGAAGCGCACCAGTCTGCTGGAACGGCAGACCACATGCACGTAGCCGGAATGATAACCAGATATCTTGACAAGAAGGGTGCGAAAGCATTTATTGATACTATCGGCGAAGGAGCAGGAGTGTTATCTCGGTTGCAGGAACTTGGGTACCCAAATGTGTATTCTTGTAAGTTCTCCGAGAGCGCACGTGGGCTGCATGATATAACAGGCGAATACACCTTCGCCAACATGAGGGCTTATCTGTTTTGGGCGGTACGTGACTGGCTTAATCCCAAAAATGGGTTTGGTGCCGCTCTCCCACCCTGTGACAAACTAATGGAAGAAGCAACGGAAACACATTGGGGATTTATGAGTAATGGAAATATTTATATAGAAAAGAAAGAGGAAATTAAAAAACGTATCAAACGTTCTCCCGACTGGTTCGACTCGCTCGCCAATACATTCTATTGCAATTATTATGCAACATTAAATGAAGAAGAAATTTTTCGCAATCTTTTATAGTTTGCAGTGCGATACTGCTTGAGAAAGGGCAGATCAAGAAACAAACTTAAAACTGTTTTCTGCTTTTAAGCATAATGAACACAGTGAGCTACTGCCAAACCAAACGTTCAGCAGTAGCTCATATGCTAAATTATTGCACATCGCGCACACAAAGGCAACCGCCCATACCCGTTGTTCCCTGTCCTAAATCAGTACCTTGATCTCTCGTCCAAAGCATCTGCATTTGCTTTCCCTTGGTATTATACATAAATCCATATTGAGTCCACTTCGTTGAAGAGAAAGAGGTACGGCAATGGAGAATTTCATATTTATCGCCACTATACCCCCAATTATGTCCAAACAAACCACCACTACATCCATAATTTGCATAGTGATATATCTCATTATCCATATCATAATCCATATAATTTGGCATGGCGACCACCATCAGCGCCAATTCCCGTTGATTCGGAAGACGCCATACAGCATTGCTTATGGACGCTTCCCCATCTCCCGGGTACTGTGAGGCAATAGTGGTTACAGCTTCTTTTGCTTCGGTTGCACTCATTGTCTGTAGTTGACTGTATTCTTGTGTTTCACTCCCCTCCATTAAGTGTCCTCCACAAGAAGCTGTTTGTGTTTTTACATACGGATGCTTTGCCACTTGGAATTTCTTGTAAGGGCGGTTGATTACACTTCGTTCGTGATGAGGAGCCAATTCACGATAACTGAAGGAGCGCAGTGCGTTATCGGTCAGAAATACTTCGATGGTACGGGTACTTTTATCATACTGATAATATGGCTGGGCAGGTGTTTCATAACTTGTGTTAGAAGGTGTTGCTCCTAAGTTTCGTACAGCACGGACATAGCCACCATTCTGAGCAGCGTAGTCACTACCAAAAGTACAACCTTCCTCTGCCCAAATCACTCTGTCAATTCCATTATCCCCATATGTGCTGGTAAAAATAGGATAAAGACTCTGACTATTATTACTTGGACGCTCCATCCCCTCTGTTGAATATGGATACAACGCTGCCTTGGCAGGCAAAGCCGGTTCACCAATCCATAACCCTAACATCTGGTCACGTGCCGGAGTGTACCAACGGAGTTCATCGTCTGTAATTGTACCGTCTCCGTTAAAATCCCGATTACGGGTCAGGCAAGCCAAGCAAGCCCACCCTGTAGTTAAACGTTCCTTTCCGGCTTCAAGTTTGGAATCTGTGTCGTCTAATAGAAAGCCATTCTTAGCCCAATTTACAGCACCTGTATTGTTTCCTATTTCAGTTATAGTATTCCCTCTTCCGTTTTTTGCATCAGAACTTTCTCCTGCAGGCGATCCATAAGGCAATCCTCCAATCTCATCGGTAAGCTCTACGCCATATTTTGCTACAGTCTGATTTTCCAAGTCATAGAAGCAGGCAATGGAGTGCTGTTGCAGTACATACACGGCAGTGGCGACGGCACTCTGTTTGTCTGCGCTGTATTGGAGGTCACTACCTAAACTGAAAGTACGGTCTTCCGCATTGATAAAGTCGCTTAATGCAATCGATGAACCATCAACCGGATTAGTTATATAATAGTATTCATCCACAAAGCAGGTATAATAATCATTTCCCGTTTGATTCTCGCAGGCATTATCCAAGGCGGCAAATACATCCATTCTGCCATTTCCACCATAGCGTGCCAAAGAACCTTTACCATCCTGTTTTTTAAACTCTATCCATTGAAGAAGTTTTTTGGCTTCTTCGATAGAGGCTGGTTGATTCTTATGGTTTGAATCTAACTTTTGAGTGGATGGCAGGTACTTGCAGCTGACATTGCCAAATGGTGTCTTGGCATAGATATAGACACCTTCGCTGATCTTGTTCTTCATCAGTTTCATCTCCACCTGCTCATAGTGCGCATCTAACTGTACACGTGCACCACCTTCAAAGACAATACCTTCTACGGCAGGATTCTTTTCCTGAGGATTACTTGTACCATCTTCCCCCTTCACCTCTACCACAATATCATTCACGCCATTTACAGTGACCGTATATTGATAATGGTAATCGCGGCGTAGGCTGAACTCTTTGAATTTATTATTACTGAAATCACCCAAATGCAGAATATACTTGGTCTCGGCAGAGATATTATTCCCCTCGAACTTACCTGTGATCTCCACGTAGGTAGACTTTTCCGGGGCATTTTCAAATTGATAATGTCCCTCATGTCCCTCTTGAGAAGGGGTGTTTTCATATAGGTTCTCTCCATTATCATCCTTTCTCACCCGGTCACGGTCAGCAAATTCCCACTCTGTCTTATCACCGGTGTACTCCCGAATATTTTCGGGTAGATAGACCGTAAAGCTGCTCGGTGTCTGTGCATCGAAAGTCACCGTTTCCGTATCTATCATATTTAAATTATCATATCCTGCCCAACTGTCTTCAGCAGGTGAAACATACTCCGCACAATGACAGAACTTATAGCTTATAGGGGTAAAAGTTACATTCGTTCCACTCTTGAACTCCATCGACACTTTACACATCAAGCGTTTCAAGACGAAAGAGTTATCTTGATTTACAGCAGGATGTTCACCCGTCTGTTGCGAAATGAAATACTCGTTTTCATCATTTTCTTTCTTATAGGTAATAATTCCTTTTCCGGAGTTACTCTCATCTTCTTTGATTGTACACGCACCGGTACGGTTGTTTACTGAACCGACAAGTGGAAGATAACCGTCCACAGTAAACATATTACCGTTCCATTTCGGAGTCACCTTTTCCAAGAAATCCTGACGGTTTGCCAACTTACTTTCACCTATTTCAGGAAAGAAATCGATAAAGGAACCTTGGGCATTCCCGATCAGGTAAATATATACGTCACCGACAGGCATATAGAACTTGAAGTGTCCGCAAGTTGCATCATTTGCATCCGGTATCCACCCCCCTGTACTTCCTTCCAATGAAGTAAGCGGTGATTCAAAAAACTGGTACGCCAGTCGCTTGTCATTGCTCGGATCTCCACCGTTATTCTCATAAACGAAAACCATGATACCCGACAGTTGGGAATCCTTACCCTGCTGATCGGTCGCTCTAGCGGAACGGGTTACCACATGAGATGTGATTCCCTTACTCAGACTGAAGGGGATCTCCACCTCCACCATATGGTTCATGTCTACACCGTTTGCACCCTGCCCTTCCATCAACATATCGTCGGAACAGGCACTAAACACCCATAGGAGGGCGAAACAGACAGCTATACTTGCTATTTTTGAAATCTTATCCATAGTGCGTTGTTATATTCAATTAAACTCAATAGAACCTCCGCCCTCTTGCCATTCCTGAATCATCCAATGCGGAGTGAGGGTAATATGCCCATCCAATGTAACGACCGAATAGATGCTGAGACAGTCGTTGGCTTTCACTGCGGGCAGGGGCAAATAGAATCTCTCACCCTTGTGCAGCTCTACACCCGTTTGATCGACTCCATGCTGGTGAACCAAGATCTTTAGATAATAGCCTTTACCGACCGGTTTTGTCGCAGAAACAACCACATCCTCTCTAAGCTGACCGGTAGATATATTGGGGTTGGCAAAGAGATAGAATGACTTTTGAGGCAAATGCTCATATTGAGGGTTCGTCGGATCGTTTATATCTGCTTCAATCAAGTTGATATCCAGTTGTTGCATTTGCTCTTCGTATTCAGACTCCGTATAACTTTCCGGCTCACCCGGCCAGCCGCAATTTAAGATGATTCGCCCGTTCAGCTGGTTGATATAAGAATCCTTATAGAAGGGATCGTTTTGATAATCATCTGGGCGGGTATCTATACGATCTTCTTGACGAATTATCCCTCCACTGTATGTATCGCGTGGAAACAGATAGCCATATTCCGGCTCGTTATATAAGTAAAGCCCACGCCCCATATAGCATTCTCCTACGCCTGTCGTTGTAAAATAGAACTTCATCTTCGCCACGGAACGGGTCAGGGAGATACTTACAGAGCCGTTTGGGGTCACCTGTTGAGTATCCTCACTTACCATTGGCAGCAGTGGGCTGGTGTATTTTTTACCGGTTTCGTCTTTGCTGTTTGTATCTCCTCCCGATAAATAGGTCGCCTTCGGCAGTTCGGAAAAGGTTAGCAAATTCAGAATATCGGGAGAGATTTGTCTGCCAAGAGTCTCTAAATCGATTGTAGATTCGGTGTTTGTCGGTTCGGGAAATGTAAATCCTTCTGCGTTGTTTTTCTTTATCTCCCCGGCTGCTCTCTCGTTCGCGATGGTGTAGAAGGTATGGCTTCCTGTCGGGAGCTTCAGGGTGAATGTTACTGTTTGTTGATCTCCCGTAGTATTATCCACATAATGATAACCTAACAACTTCTCATCATCACTGAATACATACATACGGAGAGTTTGAATCCTGTATTCATTCTCTTCCAATTCAAGAATGTTCTCACCGTTCGCCCGGGTCTGTATCGTGATACGAACCGTTTCCATCGTTCCGTCCGGCTTTTGCTCCGGCGAATCGTCGGAGCAGGCAAAAAGAAGTGCTGTCCACCCGATAAACTGTACGTATCGGAGATAATATCTGAATAGTTTTTTTCTTTTCATCATGCGTCTTTCCCTTTAGAAATTATAAATCGGCATCTATGCGCTGGTCGTTCCAATCGGTTATCGTTACGGTAAATGTAATATTCGTGGTAGGTGAAGGAATCGTCGCTTGATAGTGATAGCTCTTTCCCTTCTCCCATAGGGCTGGACCTGCCTGTGGCAGTGGTACGTTGACAGTTCTGCTTGTACCATTATCATAAATCCAAGTCATAGAGAAAATCACTGATTCATCAATGCTTTGCGGAATAAACAGCAAGTCGCCGTAATTATTATTTGTGTCAGGTGTGCCTGCCAACAGATGTCGTTTGCCATTTGCCTCCAGTTCAAAATCGTCAGGTTGTGAAAACGGAGTATCGTCTTGACTTGCCTTTGTCAGATTGCTCCAAGGAGTAGCTGAGTTTGAGGTGAAATCCCCTTTATAGGCAACGCCCCACAGCTTTACGCCCGTAATGGTCACCTTTGCATCGGTACTGATCGTAAAGCGTACGCGTGACAGCTCGTGGCTAAAGGTGAGATCAACGGGAGATGGAGGATTTTCTACTTTATATGAGATGCCCGTTTGTCTTGCTGTCATCAGGTCGATGGCTTCCGTTCCTCGCTTTTGGGATGTATCGAAGTCAGTTACGGTGATAACACCGTCATCAGCGCAACTTGCTTTATCCTTCAAGCTTGCCGGATGGAGCGCATAGAAGTTATGTACCGCGCCCGACACCCAATAGCGGGTTCCGTCATAGTATCCTTGCGGTGTGACGGTCTCGGCATTAAAGAGGTTGTTCTGGCTATCGAAGCCGCCCCAGACTAAGAAGCTTTTCATACCATCCTTATTGGCATCCACCGCTGCACGGGTCATGGTTGTAGCAAACGAGATGGGGGCAGCATCTGCTACCGGTTCATCGACCGTAGAAACACAACCGCCCGTCAGCAGGCTTCCCAGTAGAAAGGTCAAAGAGAATATGTTTTGTTTCATCATCATCTCATACGTTTTAATCTGAATATGTGTGACTATAAGGGGACATTCAACCCCTTATAGCCTATATCTCCACTTTCCTATCTCCCCCTATCGTATAGATTCCCTAAATGGAAACAGGTGAAAGCGGGGTTGTATGAATTAGGGTACTACAGAAATTTGAGGCTTAACAGGTGTGTCTGTTGCATCTTGCCAAGGATTTACAGTCGGAGTGAACTCGATCTTTTGATTTTCAAGATTAGGATCAATATCATCTCCATTGATAGTCGCTGTATAGTTGTAACAATATCCGGGCATCCAAGTGTTTGCTTCGCTTGTTCCTGCAATATTCTCATCAACAGCTAAAATAGCTTCAAAATTAGCAGTTTTATTCAGACCTGCACCAATGATGGTTGCAGTGAAAGTTACTTTCAACTGATCTGTTCCGTCTTGCGGAATCACTAATTTAGATTTAGATGAAGCTGTTTTATTTTCATTAGCTACATCAGATATAACCGGATACTCATCATAATCTTCTTTTATGGCTGAGATATTTTCCCAATTGATCGTAATATTGCTTTGACTAAGAGTAATGTTACCTGTAGATGTCTTAACTGCGTTAATTTTCAAATTGCTGATTTCTATCTGATATTCTTCTCCATCTGTAGTATTAAAAGTAAACTTCACCTGTGAAAGCATATGCTTGAAGGTCAAATCTACAGCTTCCTGTTGAGAAGCATCTGAGTTACACTGCATTTTTGTTACTGCAGCAACCAAGTCTTTTGCATCATCCGGAGTATAGTTAGTAAATGTCAATTTTCCATCATTAGCATTAAATGTCGCACCTTCAATTTTACCACTATTACCGTCAGCATAAGCGCCGAAAGAATAATACTTGTCTGCTATCCAATAATACGATGTTGTTTGAAGCTCGTTATTGAAATTTTTTGTACCATATGTACCTTCAACATTACCGGATTCTCCAAACACATAATAGTTCTGCAGATTGTCCGTATTCACTTCTACCACCGTTCTGGTGTTGTTGTTTACAAACTGATTAAACTTGATGGCTCTGTTCTGAGCTACATCCGTCACTTCTTCATTTGTACAGCTAGAAAATGCCGCTACGGCCATTCCTAACAAAAAAAGATTCGTTTTCATTTCGCTTTGATTTTTAATATGAATATTAATTGTTAACTAGTTTCATTAAATAGGTAGTGGAATATCGATAAAATCGCCCCAGCCTTCGACTGTGGGATCGAACGCTCCACTGCCTTCTAACCCCTCTTTGTCCGAGATCTCGATTCCATCTACCACAATAACACCGCCACGAGGTTGCCCCACCACTTGGTCGGTCACATCAAACTCGAAATTCTTGAACTTGCCGTTATAGAGCTTTACCTCCAAGTTCAGCGTGAAACGCCGCTCCGCCCTGATGTAATGATCGCCCGGATAGTTGGGCACACCGAAAGTATTCACCCGGACTTCCGCCCCGTAATCCTCCTTCGTACAGTCGAAGAGGATTGTTGCAGTCTCATCACCCGTATGTCCATCCTTCAGGTAGACGCTCTCTGCCATACCAGCCAATGCGCCTCGTGCCAAGGCCACGTACTGCAATCCTTTCTTAAACTCGTAGCGTATCAGGTAAGTATACACCAACGGTTTCATCCTGACTGGCAATTTCACCGGCTCCAAGGTGCGCTCTGTTTCGTAGTTCTCCTCGTAATTTCCATAGAGCATATCCGGCTGGTTCATGGTACGCTCGGAAGCGTGCGGCTTCTGGAAGTTGCCCCTGCTCACGGTACGGGTAGTTGCTGAAGCTGTGGCTACAGCTGTTAGGTCGTTGAACACGATATATTCTGTATCGTTATTATAAAAGAGCAACGAAGCCATTCCCTCCGGCAGGGGAAGACGTCCGCCCGTTGCGGGAATATTGCTTTCGCCAGAACGCGCTGCTTCCTGATACGTCACCAGACGTACACCTCCGGCAACTTCTGGACGCAGTTCATCGTAGCTGCCCTTCCACTCCGACTTCCACTCCTGTTTCCAGTTGTGATCGTAGGGACGTTCCCACTCCTGCTCCCAACTGAATTGCGCATCCACCTTGACACTGGTTCCGTGCTGATCGTGGTCATAGCACAGGTCCTTCCGACAACCTGTACACAGCAAAAGACACAGTATTCCCATATGCCCCCATTGTATTCTCATCTGACACCTCCTTTCTTTCTGTCACCGTTCCACAGCCGCCACACCAGGGAAAACTTTAGCTTTAGTGGACCAAAATAGTTCATCCGGCTGCTCTGCTGGTAGACATAATGCCCGTCGATCGGCAGATACTCTTCGTACCAGGCATGCATGAACCCCACGCCAATCCCCGCTTCGAACGAAAACCTGTGGCTGACGGGGAACATATAGCCATAACTTAGACCGGCCATCACAGCCTCGCCCTTATAACCATCCTTGCCATTCTCCAAATCGTACCAAGAGAATCCGCCCAAAAGCCCCACGTAATGACCGTGCCACGGACGCTTCGCCTTGAACCAATACCGCCCTTCTGGGCTTATGGTAGCCAACTGATAATATTTATGCTTATGATTGTTCTTCCACCAAGCCATCTCCCCTTCCAAATTGACAGACCATCGGTCGTTGATAAGATACTCCACCTCCAGCGAAGGCATGAGGGCAGCATCATACAGAAGATTGGTCTTTAGAACCAGTTGGTGCGACATTTCCATGTCGGTACGTGCTCCTTTGGACACTTCATCACCATGAAGGTCATGTTTGCCCTCTGCCAACTCTGACTTATGACATACCCCGCCCTCGGAGTTATTTTCACATGAACACACCCGAACGGCGCCGGCCGCCTGTGCCGGACAGACACATCCACCACTGAGAAAGGCGGACAGTAATATCAAAACTCCAAGTTTCATATCCGTACATATTTGAATTTTAAGAATCACCAAAGTTCCATTCATTTCTCCCTCGCAAGAATCATCGTTGCAAATATAGTATATTAATATAAAATAACAAATAGATAAATAAAAAAATATAAGCTAAAATTATAAATAGTATAAATTATTTTCTTGATTTTTCCATAAAATAGTATATAAAATATTAACATACAATGATATAGATATTTTGCCAAGAAAACTATTTTTACCTAATATCTATGTATTTTTTGCCAACATTTGTTTCAATATTAAGATGGCAGATAAAATAAAAAACAAATATTCTTTTATTTGTTTTTCAAATAAAAGAATTATATTTGCGACATAGCATTTGGTGCTAACGTGCTCCTTCACGTTACCGGGTAGTGCGTATTGTATTATCCGGTTTCTTTTTGGAGCAGTATTATGTGTAACTAAACACCGTATGAAGAAGTACGGAACTACATTATGAACACAATTAAAATTTTTGAGAATGAGCAATTCGGAAAGGTAAGAATTGCAATGAGTGAGAATAACGAACCTTTCTTTTGCTTGGCAGATGTGTGCGGTGTTATAGGCATTGCTAACGCAAGAAATGTCAGGTCAAGGCTTGAAGAAGATGATGTCTGCCAAATGGACACCATAGATTCGTTAGGTAGAAATCAACAAGTTACATTTATAACCGAAAGCGGTTTATATGATGTGATAATTCGCAGTGACAGCGAAAAGGCAAAGCCATTTCGCAAGTGGGTGACGAGTGAAGTTTTGCCTTCAATTCGCAAGCATGGCGCATACATGACCAACGAAACACTTGAAAAGGCTTTGACCTCACCTGATTTTTTGATTCAGCTTGCCACCAATTTAAAAGAAGAAAAGCAAAAACGTATTGAAGCCGAACAAAAAGCAGAAGTTGCCGAGCAGAAAATTCAGCAAGATGCTCCTAAAGTCCTTTTTGCTGATGCTGTCTCAACTTCACATCGCTCTTGTTTAATTGCTGAACTGGCTAAAATATTACAACAAAATGGGGTGAATATCGGTCAGAACCGTTTGTTTAGCTGGATGCGCGAGAATGGTTATCTTTGTCAAAAGGGTGACTACTACAATCAGCCGACGCAGAAATCTATGAAATTGGGACTTTTTGAGCTGAAGCAAACCACCATCAACAAGCCGGATGGTACCATGCTTGTCACGACCACGACCAAAGTAACCGGCAAAGGACAAGTATATTTCGTGAATAAATTCCTATCCAAATAAAAAACAAGCGGTGCGAAGCTGCACCACACAACAGTATAACAATGGACGAAATTACCACAATCCTTGACAGTACAAGACCTGTTTCTGACATTATCAGTGATTTGAAAGAAAAATCAGTAGATGTGCCGGAATGGAGCAAGTCGCTGAAAGATTACGATCCTTCCAGACATAAAATTGTAACTGATAAATTTTCTCGTAAAGACAAAATAAAATCTGATGGAAGAGTCGATCCGGCTTCGCGTATTCATCTTGGCCTGGAGAAACTGCTTGTGAAACGTATTACGGAATTCGCTTTCGCTATTCCCGTCAGACGTGTCTACCATAATACGGAAGAAAATGAAAAACGCCAGCAGATAACCAAAGCTATTGAAGCAATCTATAAATATGCCCGTATAGATTCCGAAAACATCAGACGTGGCAATGCCTATTTCGCATCCTGTGAAATTTTCACCATCTGGTATGTGGTAGAGAAACCCAACACGCTATACGGATTCAACAGCAAGTATAAGCTGAAATGCAAGACATACTCGCCGATGGACGGGGTTAGATTATATCCCTTGTTTGACGAGTGGGGAGACATGATCGCCATGTCCTTCGAATATAAGAAGAAGATAAAGGATAAGGAGGTCACTTTCTTTGAGACATATACCGCTGACCGTCATTACAAGTGGAAACAACAGGGAGAAGCCAGCTGGATTGCTGTTACAGATCCCGAAAGGATTATCCTCAAAAAGATTCCCGGAGTTTATGCATACCGCCCCGCTCCTGTTTTTCATGGACTAGAGCATATCCGTGAGGAAATTGAATACACGCTCTCCCGTAACTCAGACGTGATAGCCTACAATTCCGCCCCCTTATTGAAAGTGACAGGCGAACTTGTCGGTGACGAGGACAAGGGAGAGGCCCGCAGATTGTTCCGTCTAAAGAATGGCGGTGACATAGCTTATGTTTCATGGACCCAGGCCATAGAAGCCCTGAAATATCATGTGGATACATTGCTCAAGCTTTTCTTCATGCAGGCCCAGATGCCAGACCTATCTTTCGAAAACATGAAAAGTCTTGGTAACATAGGTTTTGATGCCAGACAAATGATATTGTCTGACGCCCATCTGAAAATCGGGGATGAGTCAGGTGCCTGGATAGAGTTCTTTGAACGGGAGTGTAATGTCATCAAAGAATTTCTGAAAATGATGAATACTTCATGGGCTGATGAGATTGACAATATAGAAGTTGAGCATGTCATTACTCCGTTTATTCAGAATGATGAGGACGCGCTGATTAACAGATGTATGAAAGGGAATGGAGGCAAAGCGATATTCAGCCAGCTTGAATCCATCGAAATGGCAGGTTACTCCAATGATCCCAAAGGAACATTAAACCAGATTCAAAAAGAAGACAAAGCGGACCGACAGGCAAGGATGAACAACTTGTTTGAAGGTGCCGAATAATAAATAACAAATATGGGAAATATGAAAAATATTGTATTTAAAGAACAAGAAGGCGTATTTGTCGCAGATTTCGCCTCTGAAGGCAATTGTGTAATTCAAATAGACAACGGAAATGTTGAACCGCTAAAAATCTACCGGCACATGCCTGAAATGGAACCAAGTGCCTATGATGCGATTCCACTTCACGGTCCCTATCAGCGGATAATCGACCTTTGTGTACCTGCCGGGATGATGATTCGCATTGTCAGTACTACCGCTGTTACTGCCGCTAAGATGATTGTATTACCTCAAGCGAGTGGTAATGGCTCATCCGTAACCGGGGCAACCGCCAGCGTTGATGCGAATGTAGGTACACCTTCTGTGGATGTAACAATGAAAGAAGGCAAGCTGAATTTCGCTTTTAAGAACCTCAAAGGGCAGAAAGGAGATACAGGTGTAGTTGGCGCCAAAGGTGATAAAGGTGAACAGGGACAAACTGGGCCCAAAGGAGATAAAGGAGAACAAGGTGCTGCTGGAGCGAAAGGAGACAAAGGCGATGCCGGTGCAAAAATCAAATCAATAGCTTTGACTATCAAAGGTACAGTCATTACCGGCACAGCGACTCTGACCGATGACAGCACTGCCTCTATTACCGGTACATATACTCCTGGAGAATAATTAAATTACTACAGATATATGAAAAAGTATATTGGAACAAAACAGATTGAGGCAGAACCTATGACATTGGGTGAAGCTTGCAGTAAAGGCTTAGTAAAAAGTGAAATAGAAAAGAATGAGTCTTATAAACTGGGATATCACACTCGTACTGAATATGGCTATGAAAGTTGGTCACCCAAAAAACTGTTTGAAGAATCATATCGAGAAGTCAAGGAAGAAACTCCTATCTGTTTCGGTGATGCTATAGACGTTTTGAAACAAGGTGGCGCTATCCGTAGAAAGGGCTGGAACGACAAATGGGTATTTGTCATCAAGCAAATCCCGGCTCATATAGAAAGCGACATTATCCCCAAGATGCAATCTCTTCCGCAATCAGCAAAAGACCTTATTCTGAAAGGTAAGGGTTTCATTGACTATACTAGTCAATGCCTTATTTACAACGAGAACACCGGGCGTGCTGATTCATGGGTTCCGTCTATTAGCGATGTGTTTGCCGATGATTGGGAGATTGTTCAATAGCCTATCTGCCACGTGTAGAAAATGTAACGGGTGCGTTGGATGTCTGTAACGCTGGCGCACCTTGCTAAATAAGTAAATAACATGAAAGTACCAATAGATAATATGACTTTTGCTGAAAATGAATACCACAGAGGCAATAAGATATGGAATGCTCAAACACTTTATAATTTCGCGAAAGCAAAGGAATACCCTGTACGTGATATGCCATTGTGGAATATAGACCTGACTGTTGAACCATTTGAGTGTAGTCAGCTTCATAGCTTCATCTTTCAATGCAAACGTGTTCGTGATTGTTCTTTAGACCACCCTATTATATTGGATGAAGTAGGACAAATAGCAGACGGATACCATAGATTATGCAAAGCTATCTTGGAAGGTAGGAAAACGATTAAGGCTATCAGGCTGCTGGAAATGCCGGCACCTGATAGAATTGAAGAATAACGCCATGTCAAAAAAGATGATACCCTCTAACATATCCTCATACCATTGCAAGGATTGTGTGCATTCGTATGACCGACATGAGAAGAACTTGAAAGGTGAGTTCTTCATGTGCCGTTGTCCATTTTTCACTTCCAGCCGCTTTCTTAACCGTGACGTATGTGACAAGTTCAAGAAAAAAGTGAGCTAATCTTAAAAACAGAACAATCTTTTTTGTCTTACCCCCATGTTTTTTCTACCCACTCCAAAAAATAGCTTAAAAACAGAATAGTATGGCAAAACCAAACATTCCAAATCAGAAGAAGAAATATCAGGAACTCAACAGCCGGCTAAACAGATATGTTGCCCTTGTTGAGCAGATATACGATACTCTTAATCTGGAAGCCGCAAAGATTGCATTGAATACTGAATATGATGCCGACAGTGGTACTGTCTTCAAGTTTTCTGACTATCCGCAAACCAAGAAGTCTATTGCGGACATTCAAGCTCAGTTCGTAGATGATATTCGGTCTGTTATCTATCGTGGTACTTCTGATGAGTGGAAGAATAGCAATGAGGTACAAGATTTGATGGCTGACAAGGTTCTGAAAGCCTATACCGCCACTATTGATAAAGAAAAGTACAAAGTTCTCTATCAAACCAATTCTGATGCTTTGAAAGCATTTCAGAACCGCAGGGACAGAGGGTTTGATGTATCGGCTAAACTCTGGCAACAGTCCACCGTTTACAAGGAGGAACTGGAAGCCGCCATCTCCTGTGCTATTCAGAAAGGAACAAGTGCCGTTGCCCTAAGCAAGCAAATATCCAAACACCTCCTTGATTTTCCATCGCTCCAAAAAGACTACAAAGAGAAGTACGGAAGTGCAGAACATCTAAAAGATTGTGAATACCGTTCTATCCGGTTGGCTCGGTCTGAAATCAATATGGCTTACCGGACCGCCGAAAATGAGCGTTGGAAGCAAATGGACTTTGTGGTAGGTTATGAAATCAAACGCTCCGGAAGAGAGTTTCCTTGCACTGTATGCGAATCCCTTGCCGGGAAATATCCCAAGGATTTTACTTGGGTTGGTTGGCACCCGAATTGTTATTCCGATGACAGCGAAGTGCTTACAAACAGAGGGTGGAAACTGTTTAAAGATGTATTTGATGATGATTTGATATTGTCATTGAATCCTACTAACAGAACACCTGAGTGGGTAGAGTTTACGGATAGGCAGTGTTACCGATATAATGGTGACATGATACACTTTTTCAATAAATCATTGGACTGTTTGGTCACACCGGAACATAATATGGTTTATTTAAACAAGAATGATGGCAGGATAAAGAACTGCCAAGCTAAAGAGTACACAAAGGGGAAAGGGGCTTTTTATAGAGGATGCGAATATGAGTCGGAAGATGTTGCATTTTATGAGATAGACGACATCAGAATACCATTTGACCTGTTTTGTGAGTTTATGGGGTATTGGCTTTCAGGCGGGAGTACAATGGGAAACGCCGGGGTTGTTATCTCCCAACAAGAAGGTGAGCCTGCACGGGACAGAATTGTAAACTGCGTGAAGCGTATCGGATTTGAGCCACATTTAGACAAGCAAAAAGTTGCATTTTATAGTACTCCAATAAGGAATTATCTGAAAATATTCGGCAAGTGTTCCCATAAATTTATACCGTCTGCGATAAAGAATGCATCTGTCAGACAGATCAGAATATTTCTTAATGCCTTTATGCTTTGTGATGGATACAGGCGACCATGCAAATCTTTTGTAGGTAATCATGGAACAGAGTTTAAGTCAGACAAGGATGAAATCCTCTATTTTACCGTATCTGAACGTATGGCAGGGGATTTGTCTGAGCTTATTCTGAAATCCGGGAATCGTCCGTCCTTTTCAGTGAACAAGGCTGGAGTGTCGCACAAAAGCAACGGAAGTATCATAACTTCAAACTACGATTGTTATTCAATCCGTGAATGCTATTCCGTCACGGCGACAGTGTTCCATAAAGAGATTCAGCATTACGATGGGTTTGTATATGACCTTACTCTGGAGAAAAACCATATCATGTATATCCGTCGCAATGGGAAATGCTTTTGGGGGTCTAATTGCAGATGCTATAAAATTCCTGTCCTCAAAACAGAAGAAGAATTTTGGGAATGGGACGGACGTAGTGAAGCAAGTACTGAAAGTGTGAACGAAGTGAAAGATGTGCCGAATAGTTTCAAGGTCTGGATAAACGATAATATTCATCGAGCTAAAAGCTGGGATAACTCCCCTTATTTCATTCGGGATAATGGGAAGTATATCCGTGAAGATTTCAAGGTAAATGTCTATAACAAGACAGAGAAAGCATTTGTGCGGAAACGTAGGACTAATCTTGCCATGAGCCGTGTGGAATATTACAACCGGACTTATCCAAATATCCCGGAAGTACAGCAGGCTGCTGTAAATGCCTACACACAGGCTGTAGGAGAAACCAACAAAGGAGCCACCAGCCGTGAAATTAATCGCAGGCTTCGCAATGGTACTGACGATGAGTATGTGGATGTGGCAAGTACATTGATAAGTCAGGCTCTTGCCAAACTCCCCAAACATGAAGGTGTTGTATATCGTGGTGAAACCATGAGCATGAAGAAGCTACAGGAACGTTTTCTGGACCGTATCGGTGACGTGGTTTCGGATAAAGGTTTTGTGTCTTCCAGCCTGTATGAAGATACTCCAAGAAAGTTTGTTTCCCATGCCGGAGTACCTAAAAGCCATAAAAGGGTTATCTTTGAAATTCAGAGTAAAAATGGGCGAAATATTAGTAAAATATCGGAATTTAATGGTATCTTTACATTAGAAAACCAACATGAAATTTTGTTCGATAGGCGGACGAAATTCTTGGTTAAAAAACGCAGAATAGAGGAAGATGGTATTTACAGAATTATTTTGATAGAGCAATGAAAAAGCAGAAGAAATACGAAATAATAAGTGAAACTGATAAAGTCGTTACTTTTAAGTATGATGGTGCAGAATGCAGCTATGCAAAAGCTTGCTACTCTTCCATAGATGAAGTTATCAAAGAAATAGATGAAGAAAGGGTAAGAGAAAAGGAAGTAGACAAGCGTATCGCTTCCCAACGTGACACTATGACACCCGAAGAACGTGAGCGTCAGGATGAAGCCGACCGCGTGGTCTTTGAGCGTTGGCAGGATGAAGCTAACACCAATCTCTATTTGGCCGGAGTGGTTGATGAAGATGAAGACCCGGATTTCAACCCGTTCAGAAAAAACAATGATTAGTCTTTGATTTTATCGTAAAAAATTACTGAGCAATCAAAATATGCTATTGAATCAAGTTGAAATAAAACCAAGTATCCATTTAAGAGATTGAATATGTACTATGTCATTTTAAAGATTGATGCACAGTAAGTTGTGGGAAAGGGAATCCGATTCCTTCTTTATTAAATGTCGTATAAACAATCTCATTAATATCATATAAAACATTCCAGTAATCAGCTGTTTTAACCCAAACACGGACAGTAATGTCAACGCTACTCGCACTTAATGAGCCTAAAACAATGATAGGAGCAGGAGTATCCAAAATACGTTTGTCCGCATAAATAATACGTTGCAATACGGTTCTGACCCTTTGTACATCCTCTCCATATTCTACTCCGAATACCCATTCAACACGGCGCATTTCCTGTTTGCTGTAATTAATCACAGCATTTCCACTGAGCATCCCGTTGGGAACGTATATCATCCGATTATCAAGAGTGGAAAGTATGGTATGGAAAATCTGTATCTCTTTTATTGTACCACTTACTCCAGGTCCATCTATATAATCGCCTACTTTAAACGGTTTAAAAACAAGTATAATCAAACCACCTGCGAAATTGGAAAGATTGCCGGAAAGTGCCATACCTACAGCCACACCGGCTGACGCCAAAAGTGCAGCAAAACTGGTCGTTTCCACTCCCAACTTGCTGATTATGGCAAAAGCAAGTACCATGTTCAATAAAATTTTCACTAAACTTTTCAAGAAAGTCTGTACACTGGTTTCTATCTTCCGTTTTTCAAGAACTTTGGCTATTAATACACTAATCTGCTTAATGATAAAACGACCGACTGAATATATCAGAATGGCGACAAATATATCCTTACCAGCGTCCATTCCAAAATCTACCAGTTTCTCCAGTGCTTGCTCAAGTTTACTGCCTGAGGCTGCATTCAATAATAATAAATTCATTTTTTTCGTTTAACAAATAAAAATTAATCAGCTTGTCACGATCATATTGCAAATATGCCAGCACATCCTGACAGTATAGTTTCGCAATGTTTCAATAAATCATCCAATATATTTTTACATTCCTAAATAGTCGGATATTTAAAGCCGCAAAGATATCATATATAATTGATAAAAACCAAACTTATCACTTAAAAGAGAGAACCTAAGCACCGTATTCTGTATCAAGCATACAACTCTAAGATAATATATTTAATTTTTTTCGGTAATATTTGCTGAAACATCGGTGAAGCACTATTATACTAGGTGAAAAATGCACGGCACAAGAACAATCTAGCACTCCATGCTGCATAACTAATCAAAAAGATCCAGTAAAAAAACATAAAACCAACCAGTTAATTCATACTTAAAGAGTATCAAACCAATCATTTTCTGTATTTTTAGGTACTTCTCTGTAAATAATACTCAATAATGAAAACAAGAAAAATATTCTAACAAAACATAACTAAAATACAAAATATTTCAGAGATTCACTCTACCTTAAACTTTACAGCATTCGACATTTAGAAAAAATATCGTAAGAGTTTTAATGAGAGTAAACTCGGAAATTCATTCCGTTGACAAAGCAACCCACTTCCATCAAAAGAACCATTACTTACATGCTGTACCACAGAAAGGCAACCAATATATCATACTATCTTCTGATCTTTCTTCTAAACTTTACCCTGTACTCTTTCATACGGTTAGTTCACTATATCATAACAAGATAATAAGCTGCTATTAGAGAAAACAATATTTTTTTAAGATGTTTGTACACTCTGATAAAATTAATACCTTTGCGAAGTCAATTTATATATAAACAATGTCGAAATGTAAATTGAAATATTGCAGATAACAAAAAAAGGACAAAGAAATATGAGACTTATAAAAGTAACAGGTGGTTTGGGAAATCAAATGTTTATTTACGCTTTTTATTTGCGAATGAAAAAGTACTATCCCAAAGTGCGTATAGACCTTTCGGACATGATGCATTATAAAGTGCACTACGGATATGAAATGCATCGTGTGTTTAATCTGCCCCATACAGAATTTTGTATAAACCAACCTCTGAAAAAAGTTATCGAATTCCTTTTCTTCAAAAAAATATATGAACGGAAACAAGCTCCCAATAGTTTACGAGCTTTTGAAAAGAAATACTTTTGGCCTTTACTTTATTTTAAAGGATTTTATCAGTCGGAACGTTTCTTTGCAGATATTAAGGATGAAGTTAGGGAGTCTTTCACTTTTGACAAGAATAAAGCCAACAGTAGAAGTCTTAATATGCTTGAAATTTTGGACAAGGATGAAAACGCAGTATCTCTACATATTCGTCGTGGAGATTATTTGCAACCCAAGCATTGGGCTACTACCGGGAGTGTATGCCAGTTACCTTACTATCAAAACGCAATAGCGGAAATGAGCAGAAGAGTTGCCTCTCCATCTTACTATATTTTTTCAGATGACATTGCTTGGGTAAAGGAAAATCTTCCATTGCAGAATGCAGTATATATTGATTGGAATACGGATGAAGACAGTTGGCAAGATATGATGCTTATGAGTCATTGCAAACATCACATCATCTGCAACAGTACATTCAGCTGGTGGGGAGCATGGTTAAATCCCAATATGGACAAAACGGTAATTGTGCCTAGTCGTTGGTTCCAGCATTCCGAAGCTCCGGATATCTATCCTACGGGGTGGATAAAAGTACCAGTGAGTTAATCCATAATACACATGAATACGCACGTCTGGAAAGCTAAAAAATAATTGGCATTTCGGAAACCGCTGAGCCGAAATTTCGGCTCAGCGGAAATTGTAGCATCCATGTTCATTTTTGGTTTAACACACCTTTTCAAACCATAGTACGACCATCATAAATTATTTTGAAGAACGATTGACAAATGCTTCAGCGGAGTCGTTCAATGCTAAAATCAAAGCTTTTCGAAGCCAGTTAAGAGGGGTGGCTGATGGAAATTCTTCATGTTCAGACTGGCTAGGCTATACGCTTAAAAGAAAGCTTGCCAACCGGGAAAATCCGCTGACCCTAACTCACTTGGTTAAACCAAAGGTAAACCGCCCCATTCGGAGAATAAAAAAAGGAGCTACATTTTACCGTAACTCCTTGATTCTCATCCGTCGGGGTAGCGGGATTCGAACCCACGACCCCCTGCTCCCAAAGCAGGTAAGATATCTTTTTTAATAGTCCTGATTATTAAATGTTTATGGTAATGAGCTGAATCTTGTTATTAACTATTTCAAATTAACACTCTGTTTTAACAACTCTATTTCACGATTTAGAAGAGCTATTTCTTGCTCTTGAGCACTACATTTTTGCAATGCTTCCCGTAGCTGCTTCCGAAGAGAAGCTATCAGTTCATCTTTATCGTTCATATCCCAGTTTTGTTATAAAAAGGTTTTCCCACACGACTTATATGATCACCAATCGGAGTACCTATATTCTTATTGTAATCAACCACATCAACCTTATATAACAAACCCAAATCCTCTATTTGAATATTGATATCCATAAGCTGATTAAAGGTAAGACCATCCCCTACCGCAGCCAAGTCAATATCCGAACCCTCGGAATACGTACCTTTGGCACGGGAACCGAAAATAAGCACCTTTTCTATATTGGGATAACGCCGGAACACACCGCAGATATCCGTTATTACCGTATCGCTTAATCCGTACATATCAAAACAATGTATTCATTTCAAGCCGTAACTTTTCTTCATTGAGTTTATTGTCCAATCGCTGCAACAAATGGGAATACTCATCATATATATTACGGACGATTTCAATGGCATCACCTTCATTATAAGTATGTGAAGTGGTAACTCTAGCTTTCGCCATCCTGCGCCAACCATCATGATCAGTAATCATACCGTCCTCGAAAGCTTTCTGAAGCGTACCGTTCGGACCTTGCACAAACTCATAGCCTTTGTACTTTAATAAGTCTTGAAGAACCTTCCAGCCAAGTTCAAAAGTATATTCAAACCGCTGTATCAACCCTTCCATTTCCAATTCAGACAAATCATCCACTTTCTTATCAGATTCTGTTATTTCTTGAATCCGCTTATTAGCACGATGAAAGCTGTCGTATCTTTGAAGCCAACGTATATCTTGTTCCATATGAGCCTTATTATTTATTAATACATTAATCAATCTTTCTTTCTCTTGAAGAAACTTTGCTTGAATTTTTATATACTCATCTTTCTCTTTTAATCGCCAATGAAAATTTTCAAAAACAACACTTTTAATCTTATCTTTTTCTGCATTATCATATTGTTCTATAATAGCATCTTGCAGCTGTTGAAAATCTATATTTAGACTAAATACCCTATTAGCCCACCATGATCCAAGTTCATTTAATTTGCTGGTTCCGGTCTTTTTATATGCTTTGTCAAGCAATACGTTGATAGTCCCGTAAGCCACGTGAAGCCTGTCTGCCATTTCTTTTTTTGCTAGTCCGCAAAAGGCAAGTCCGGCGATCTGGTATTCGCGCTTGGTTAGTTTCACATCTATCTATTTAATAAAACTTGTATCAATCTTTCTTTTTCTGCATTAACCTCCTTTAAGTGCTTTATTTCAAGTAAAGCATCATCAAGCCTATCTTGATAATCCGTTGTAATAATATGTCCATTATTATCTCGGCCAACCACAATATTAGAATTTCCTTCTGTATTCTGTTCTATTGTACACTCTCCAAAAAAATACCCAATGGGAACGTTAAAATAATCAGCTATCTTTTTTACACTACTAACCTTAGCATCCGCACCTCTTAAAATATTACCAATAGTCTGATCCGACAAGCCAGTTCCAAGAGCTAATCCAACTTTAGTAATGCCATTTTTTGCCATCAAGGCATTTAACTTCTCCGATATCATATTAAAATCTCTTAAAATATCAAACTTTAGTATATAATTCCAATTAAAACACTTTAATACACTCCAACTTTAATATATATATGCACCATAAAGTTAGTGCAAAAGTGCAATAACAGCAAAATAATGTTGGAATAAAACAGTAAAATAGATTATTCACTCTAAAAAAGACAAGATATGGGACAATTTAGTTGGTTTACACAAGACACCAATCATCGCATTGTAAATGGCGAGAATTACAAAGTCGTAATGACTGATGATAAAGGAAACAAGTATGTTGTAGATACTAATTGAAAAGTGCGCCAATATTCCAGTTGAAAAGTGCGCCACCATAGGATAAGTATAATGACCTTTGTAT